CGCAAGGCGCTGGCGAGATCCCCGGCAAAGTGTCTGTACCAATGCCCGGCACCAACACCACACAGCCCGAGTTCAAGAAAGAAGGCGGCGCGGTCAAGGCACCCGTTGGCTTCAACAACGGCATCATCAACGGAATGATCTAATGGCCAAGCCCGGCTTGTACGCCAACATCCAAGCCAAGAGGGCACGCATAGCCTCTGGCTCGGGTGAACGTATGCGCCAGCCCGGCGAAAAGGGCGCACCTACCAAGGCTGACTTTGTCGAGTCGGCCAAGACGGCCAAGCCGGCCAAGGCCGGCATTATCCGAGGGGCGATGAAGTGAAGAGCCCCGCTTGGCAACGCAAAGAAGGCAAGGCGCCATCAGGCGGCCTCAATGCCAAAGGCCGCGCCAGCGCGAAGGCTGAGGGGATGAACCTCAAGGCCCCAGTCAAAGCCGGCGACAACCCTCGCCGCGCTTCCTTTTTGGCGCGCATGGGCAACATGCCCGGCCCTGAACGCAAGGACGGTGAGCCCACGCGATTGCTGCTGAGTCTCAATGCTTGGGGCGCCAGCAGCAAAGCTGACGCCAAGGCAAAGGCCAAAGCGATCAGCGCGCGCAATGAAGGCCTTGTGCGGGGAGCAATGAAGAATGGCAAGTAAACGAAATCCAAGTCGCAACGCCGACTTAGCCGGGGCGCCACCAAAGCTGGCGACCATGGACGATCTGGCGATTCCGACAGCGGCCAAGACAGGCCGTGCGCACCCAGTGAGCAAGAGCGCCAGCACGAGCCGCGCGCCGCACCGGATCAACCTTCGAGCTGTTGCAGAAGCCTGCATCGAAGAGGGGCTCGATCCAGCCGTCGAGATCGCCAAGGCCCTGAAGGCCACGATCCCGATGATGCGCAGTGGCCAGCCAGTGCTTGACGACAAAGGCAAGAACATCATGGTTCCTCTGCTTGACGTTGACACGCGCATGCGGACGCTCAATGAGTTTCTGCAATACACGCAACCAAAGCTGAAAAGCGTTGAGCTCAAGATGTCCGGCACGTTGGACCTGACCAGCGAACAGCTGGACAATCGGCTAAACATGTTGCTTGCAAAGGCTGCTAGATGATCCAGCTTGACCGTATCAACACTGCGCTGCTAGACGACGACGAGAAGCGAGAGTTGTACGAGCTGCTGCGCATGAAAGACATTCGGGCCAAGCGCAATCGACTGGCGACCTATGCGCCGTACAAAAAGCAGATCGAGTTTCACAATGCCGGCCTTGACTTTCGTGAGCGCTTGTTCATGGCAGGCAACCAGCTTGGCAAGACGTGGGCCGGGGCCTTTGAGGTCGCGATGCACGCAACAGGCCGCTACCCATCGTGGTGGACGGGCAAGCGATACAACTACGCTATCCGCTGCATGGTTGGATCCGAATCGGCCGAGCTGACCCGCAAGGGTATTCAGCGCTTGCTGCTTGGGCCGCCAGAGATGCGCGAGGAGTGGGGCACAGGCGCCATTCCGTTTGCCTGTGTGCGCGACACCAGCATGAAGCAGGGCGTGCCCGATGCGGTCTCAAGCATTGTCGTGCGGCACGAATGCGGTGAAGACAGCGTGATCCAGTTCAACAGCTACGACCAAGGCCGCACCAAGTGGCAGGCCGACACCGTGGATCTGGTGTGGTTCGACGAGGAGCCACCGCTGCCAATTTATTCTGAGGGCTTGACCCGTACGCAGGCAACAGCCGGTCAGGTCTTCGTGACCTTTACGCCGTTGCTTGGCATGTCCGAAGTGGTCAAGCGATTCCTGCTGGAGAAGCCGGCGTCATCGACCGTCACCAACATGACGATCAGCGACGCCGAGCACTACACACCCGAGCAGGCTGCGGCGATCATTGCCAGCTACCCGGAGCACGAGCGTGAAGCCCGTGCCAAAGGCATTCCCATTTTGGGATCTGGCCGTGTGTTTCCTGTGGTCGAGGAGGCGATCAAGATCCGGGCCTTCCCGATCCCGCCACACTGGGCGCGCATTGCGGCGATTGACTTCGGTGTCGACCACCCTACCGCCGTCGTGTGGATGGCTTGGGACAAGGACAGCGACACGCTCTACGTGACCGACTGCTACAGACGCAGTGAGCCCGGCATTGCTGGCCACTCGATGGCTGTGCGTGCACGGGGCGAATGGGTGCCAATGGCTTGGCCGCATGACGGCTTGCAGCGCGACAAGGGCGGCAGCGGTGAGCAGCTGGCCAAGCAGTACAAGGACCAAGGCTTGAACATGATGGCCAACCGGGCTACGTTCGAGGACGGCAGCAACGGCGTCGAGGCCGGCCTGTCCGAGATGCTGACACGCATGCAGACCATGCGCTTGCGCGTGTTCTCACATCTGGAAGACTGGTTTGAAGAATTCAGGCTGTACCACCGCAAAGACGGTATGGTCGTTAAAATCAGCGATGACTTGATGTCGGCAACGCGATACGCCATGATGATGAGGCGCTTTGCCAAGACACAAGAAGAAGCCGAGGGCCGCATGCGTTCTAGCCGCATGGCCCCGACGCTTGAGTTCAACGTATTCGACCCGGTCACCGGGTATTGATTAACCTTAACAGAGGAAACTTTTATGGCTACTATCACACCAACAATCGATCGCGACTCAATCCCCGGCGTGGTCCTTGCCTCATGGGCTGCCATGGCTACCAACGACGTGGGCGCCGGCGTGCCCATTGCCTATGCAGCTGACCTAACTACCCAAGCGACCGGCACCTTTGGCGGCGGCACGATTACGTGGCAAGGATCCAACGACAACACCAATTGGAGCTCGCTAACCCAGAGAAGCGGCACCACGGCCATGGCTTTTACGGCGGCTGGAATGGGTACCGCCAATGAGAACCCGGCGTGGATTCGTCCCGCAGTTACCAGCGGCACCAGCGTTGTAATCAAAGGCGTTGTAGCCATCCACGCACGCTACGCCAAAGCACCTTACTGAGCTGAGGACTGAACCCCATGCAAATCCAACCACAACAAATCGACGTCGAGGTCGAGTACGAAGATCCAGAAGAGCGGATGCGCAAGAAGGCGGAGAAGCTGCAATCTTTCGGCTCTTCGCTCAGTGGCCAACGTGACGAATGGATTCGTTCGCGCGGCTCCTACGGCGTCGACAAGCGTTGGATTGAGGACGAGGACCAGTACAACGGCAAGGACAACATCAACAAGGCAGCCAGCCAGATGATGACCAGCGTGGAGCAGGGCTACCCTGTGACCACGCAGGGCGCCAAGCCCCACCGCTCGACGGTGTTTATCGGCATGACGCGTCAAAAGACCAATGCTGCCGAGGCCCGCCTTGCAGACATTCTGCTGCCGACCGACGACCGCAACTGGGGCATACAGCCCACGCCAAGCCCCGAGTTGATGGGCATGAGCAAAGACAACAAGATGGCCATGGACCCACAAGGCCAGCCAGTCATGGGTGAGGACGGGCAACCAGTCCGCGTTCGTGACGTTGTCAAGGCTGTGCTTGAGATGGCCAACAAGAAGGCCTTGGCCATGCAGACCGAGATCGAAGATCAGCTGGTCGAATGCAACTACAACGGCGAGTTGCGCAAAATGATTCACGACGCCGCCGTGCTTGGCACAGGCGTGGTCAAGGGTCCGATCGTCACCAACCGCACACGCAAGGCGTGGCAGCCCATGACAGACAGCATGGGCCAAACGGTCCACCAGATCGAGATCGTGCAAGAGATCAGCCCTGCTTCGTTCCGCGTTGACCCGCGCAACGTCTGGCCAGATCCCGGCTGCGGCGAAAACATTCACAACGGCAAAGGCATCTACGAGCGCGAACAGGTCACGGCCAAACAGATCCGCGACCTTGCCAAGCAGCCCGGCTTCATGAAAGACCAGCTGCGCAAAGTATTGGAAGAGGGGCCTAAGCAGTCCGCCACATTGCGCGAGATGACCGACGAAGACCAGCGCGACATGGCCCGTTTGACCTACGAGATGTGGACCTATTGGGGCGAAGTGGACCACGACGACCTTGAGTCTGCGGGAGTATCCATGGGCGAGAAAGACGAGCTGCGCAGCATCAGCGCGTGCGTCGTCATGATCAACAACACCGTGGTCAAGGCGTTCCTGAACCCACTGGAAGGCGGCGACATACCCTACGACTTCTATGTCTGGGAAAAGGTTGCGGGCTCAATGTGGGGCTACGGCATCCCGTACCTCATGCGTTCACAGCAGAAGGTCTTGAACGCTGCATGGCGCCAGATGATGGACAACGCCGGCGTGTCCAGCGGTCCACAGATCGTCATCAAGCCGGGTGCGATCCAGCCAGCCGACAAGCAGTGGCAGCTGTCTGCCCGCAAGATCTGGTACGCAACCGACGACATCGACGACGTGCGCAAGGCGTTCTCGACCTTTGAATTCAATTCACACCAAGCCGAGCTGGCAGGCATCATCAAGATGGCCACCGAGCTGGCAGACGCTGAGACCGGCGTGCCTACTATCATGCAAGGCGAGAAGGGAGCAGCGCCAGACACTGTCGGTGGCATGCAAATGTTGATGAACAGCGCCAACGTGGTTTTGCGCAGGCTCGTCAAACAGTTCGACGACATGGTCACCAAGTCGCACATCCGTCGTTACTACGACTACAACATGATGTACAACGACGACGAAGAGATCAAGGGCGACTTCACAATCGACGCCCGTGGCTCAAGCGCGTTGGTGGTCCGTGACATCCAGAACCAATCGTTCTTGAACCTGCTTGCCGCTGGGGCCAACCCGGTTTACGGCATGTACCTTGACACACAGAAGTTATTTGAGAAGGCCTTGCAGGCCCAGCACATCGACCCGGCCGAGGTGTTCAAGCCAGAGGAAGAGATTGAGCAAATCAAGGAAATGCAGAAGCAGGCGGCAGCCGCAGGGCCACCGCCCGACCCAGCCATGGCCGTGGCCCAAGTTCGCGCGCAGGCCGAGATGCAGAAAGTCCAATTGCAGAATCAAGGCGACTTGCAAGAACTGCAAGTGCGTCAGGCAATCTCTGCGCAAGAGGCCGACCTGCACATCATGCAGCTGGAGATGACGCGTGAGATCGAGATGCTGAAGTTGTCCAACTCGCAGAACATTAGCCTTGAGAAGATCAAGGCCCAATTGGCCGACACCGCTATGAAAGAGCGCAGCCGTAAAGAGCTGTTTGCTGCTGAGCGCGACTTGGCTTTACAGACTGGCTCAGGAATTTAAGGAAGAACAATTATGGCTACAAGCGGTTACTCGGGCTTAGATAAGGCAACGCCTAAAAGCGGCGTGGATCTGCGAACGTTGGTGGAGGCAACTACGGGCCGCCCTCTCGACTACAGCCAACCCGGAGAGCAAGAATTGGTTCAAAGGGTTTCAAACGCAATGTACGGTAACGTCGGCGCCAACCTAGACGCCCGCGACTGGAAAACCATTATGGCTTCCAGCAACCCGCTTGAGGCTGCTGAAAAAGCGCTTAAAGACATGTACAGCGACAAGGCTTATTTGGTTGCCAACGCCAGCCACGTAATGGGGCAAGGCTATTTGCCTGAACAAGCGGACTACACGTATCAACAAATGCAGGGTCGGGTTGGTTCAACGTACGACTCAAACTGGTCGTCAGGTTCGCAATTTGCAGGCAAGATTGACACGCCGGGTTATTTAGCCGGTGTTACTAAAGCAGCCAACGACCCCGTTGCTACAGACACGTTTACCGCTTCCTATTGGAAAAAGTACGGCGGCAACCCAACACTTACCAGCGGTGGCACAACCGTAAACACGGGCAGCACAAACATCAACACTGGCGCCAGCACCCCTACTACCGGCGCAGTCTATGGTCCAGATGGCAGATCATATGTCTCCCCAGCAGCAGCTATTGCTGCTGGCGTTACCAATTACACCCTTACAAAACCCGCAGGTTTGATTGCCAATGCGGACTTGATGGGTTCTGGCGGCGGCGGCACAGAGGCTAGGGGCTTCATGGCTGACGCTATCAGCACCGGCAATGTCAATCCCGGGGGTTTGATTGCCAGCCAAAACTCGCAATTGTTTAATCCGGTTACCCAAATCAATTTGCCCACCGGCGTCCCCAACCCTTTTAGGACTTAAATCATGGCGACACTAACCCCAGCACAAGCGCAAGAGATGATCTACCGGTCAATGCTGACCGGCGTCCCAACCTCAGAATTTAATGCGGCCGGCGGCTACGACGCCGTGTACAGTTTGGCCAAATCGGCCGGCGGTAATATGGGCGCCCCAAGCGACGAAGCCATTAAAAAATATGGGCCAACTATTGCAGCTCAGGGCTACGGCAACATGTCGTACGCACCGGGCAACACAGTCAATGACTCTGCCTTGGCAGCTGCTGGGTACGATAACTACTACGACCAAGCGCTTAAGAAGCCGTCTACAAGCTACTTGCAAAAACAAATACTTGAGCTGCAAAACAGTTACAAAGACTTGTTGGCAAAAAGTAAAACTCCCGGCACCACTACGAGCACCGGCACCACTACCGGCGGCGCAACAGTAGATGCCGGCGGTACAAGCATTGATACAAGCAACTCGGGCGCCGGCACTTCTGGCGTGGTCTATGGCCCTGATGGCAAAATGTACAGCTCGGCTGCGTCTGCCATTGCTGCCGGCGTGACCAACTACACCCGCACAAAACCTGTGGGCGCAATTGCTGGCGCTGACACTTTGGGCGCAGGGGGCGGTGGCACAACGGCTAGGGGCTTTATGGCCAACGACTCTCAAGTTGGTAACGTCAACACCGGCGGTTTAATTGCCAATCAGAGCCAGCAGCTGTTTAACACCAACCCCAACGTCAAACTACCTCCCGGCGTGGCCAACCCTTTTAACGTCTAACCTATGTCAGTACTCGCCCGAGACATTGACGCTTACAACCGCGCCCTAGCCGCCTACCAGCGCAGAGCGGGCAGCTACAACAGCGGCGTGGGTAAGTACAACGAGAGCTTTGTAAGGGACCCTAGTGGAAACCCCTACGTCTATAGCGGCGAGTACGACCCTGCGGGGTTTAACACCGGACAGTTTTACACGGCTGATAAAGCGTCGGGCCAATTAACTGACACTTCAGCGCCAGCGCAATATGCTGGGATGACGGCTAACACTGATAGCCCCGGGTACTCAATGCTTAGGCAAAACCCGACTGGCAAAGAAACAAAAACTTTTACCGGTGCTACCAAGGGCGGCGGTGGGACTGACGGGTGGGGTAGGCCACGCCCTGAGTATTTCTACCTACCCGGAGAACGGAACCCGGGAAACCCGATGGGTACGCCAACCTCAAGGCAGCTTGACGCCAGCAAAGTTCGCGTGGTTGCTGTAACGGAGGGCGCAAGAAGCGGGATGGGCGCCAGCATTCCAACGTACACGATTGAGTACGACGTAAACAGTTTTATAGACAAGCCGGGTGAGTTTACCGAAACCTTTGACAAGAAGGCGCCAGATCCAACCAAGGCCCAGTTGGACCGAGCCGGGCAACCATCACTGGCCCAACAAGAAATGGGCCTCATAGGCGAGGTGCTTCAAAGTAGAGGGTTGAAAACCGGGCTCAAAGGAATTGTTCGCAAAAAACTGGACGAAAAGCCGGTTCCGGCCACAGAAGAACCAACTTAAAAATGACCAAAGATAACTGTTGCATAAGCGCCACGATCTGTTATAAAATTTCTTCGGGCGAGTTGCGCCCAAAATTTACCGAAGCCAGCCACCGAGCTGGCTTTTTCTATGACTGATTACTCATCAAGCACATGGCATGTTTTGCGCAAGTGGGCGGAAGCCCAGCTTGAGCAAGCCAGAATCAAGAACGACGCTGTTGCCCTCTCCGATGTTGAGACAGCGGCGATGCGGGGTGAGATACGCATGCTAAAAAGATTTCTCGACTTGCCAAATGCGGCAACTCGGGGTGTGGTGGTCGAGCCGGATTAACGTCCCGCTTGGCCTTTTTAGTGGGCCGTTGAAAGACGGCCTTTATTTGGAGAGCAAAAAGTGGAAGAAAACCAACTGTCTTCGGAAGAAGTGCAAAACTTGTGGGATGAAGAGGCGTCAAAATTAAATGCCGACGGTGATACGTTCGCATCTGATTCTTTAGCCGCTGCGCCGGAAACGCCGCAGGACCTTGATCTTGAGCAAGCGCAAACCGAACCCGAACAGCCGGAAGATCCCTTAGCTGGGCTATCCCTGACGGTCCGTGCCAAGCTGGCACAGATTGATGATTTAGCACAGGCAAATGCTCAACTGCTGCACCATGTCAAAACGACTGAGGGTCGCGTGGCAGCGATGCAAAGAGAAGCTCAGCAGGCACGTCAAGCAGCAATGCAAGAAGCGCCTACGCAGACAGCTATCAGCAGCGCAGCCAAGAACCCGGAGAAGTGGGAGCAGCTCAAGCAAGATTTCCCGGAGTGGGCCGGGGCGATGGAGGAATACGTCACATCCAAAATTGGAGTGCCTTCTCAGCAACAAAGTTTGTCACCGGAAGCGGTGGCTCAGTTTGTACAGCAGGAAGTTGCTAACACCAAGGCTGAGATGGGTCGCCTCATGGAAGAAGCACGAATCGAAGGTAAGTACGAAAACTGGCGCGAGACGATCAACACGACCGAATTCGCGCAATGGTTTACTGTACAAAACCCGCAGACCAGAGCTTTGGCCGACAGCCCTATTGCCAGAGACGCGATCAAGATGTTGGATTTATTTTCAACAGCTCAAACGCGATCAGCCGGTGACATCAAGCAAGAGCGCGGAGCACGTCTCGCTGCCGCCGCGACAACTCGAACTGGCCAGACACCGCCGCCTAAAACACTTGGCGACATGTCACCAGCGGAACTGTGGAACTATGAAGCCAAGAAACGCGAGCGAGAGCTCAAAGAACGCGGCTATTAAATCAATTTTCAGAAAAGGAAACTAGACCATGTCTATTCAAAATTACGGCACCGTAGCATCGCGAAATCTAATCCGCGCCGCCCAAGGTATGCTTGAACACGCACAGCCCATCACTGTTTTGGGCGACTTCGGTACTCAACGTGAGATGCCACAGAACTCGACAGACACCTTGGTGTTCCGTCGTACTCTGCCTTTCGGCGCATCTACCGCAGGTACAACAATCGAGAACTCTTCTCGCTACGTTGGCACTCCTGACATCACCGCTTCCAACTTCGTGTTGGCTGAAGGTGTGACACCCAACGCAAACACGATCTCTTTCCAAGACGTGTCTGTTCAGTTGCAACAATATGGCGTGCTGTTCAAGTACTCCAGCAAAGTTGAGCAGCTGTACGAAGATGACATCCCCGGCGAAATGGTCAAGCTCACAGGCGAGACTTTGGCTGAGGTGATGGAGATGGTTCGTTACGGTGTGCTGAAAGCCGGTTCTACTGTGATCTATGCAAACGGTTCTAGCCGCTCTGCAATCAACACAGCAATCAGCTTGAACGCAATTCGTAAAGCAGCTCGTACGCTTGAGTCCAACCGTTCACGCCGTGTGACCAGCCGTCTGGCTCCCGGTGTCAACTTCGGCACTCGCGCTGTGCAGCCCGCATACGTTATCTTCTGCCACACTGACGCTGTCAGCGACATCCGTAACTTGCCCGGCTTCACCCGTGTGGAAGAGTACGGTTCATTCAAGCCAATCCATGACCGCGAAATCGGCGCTTGCGAAGACTTCCGTTTCATCAGCTCACCCCTGTTGAAATCCTTTGCTGCTGCTGGTTCTGCAACCTTGAACGGCATGTTGTCTGTTGGCGCTGCTAACGTTGACGTGTATCCCTTCATCATCATCGGTGAAGACTGCTGGGGCCAAGTCGCTCTTAAGGGCATGTCTGCCATCAAGCCTGTGGTCCTCAAAGCCTCACAGACCAACCACGCCAACCCATTGGGCCAATTCGGCTACGTGGGTGCTTCTACATGGTTCGCGACTGTGCGTCTCAACGACGCCTTCATGGCCCGTATCGAAGCCGGTGTGACCGCTCTGTAATGGACTAGCTGGGACGCAAGTCCCAGCGTCTTAACTTAAAGGACACTACCATGCAATCAAACTACTGGAAACTTCTAAACGAAGACCGTTTGAACGATGTATCCGCGCTGTCTGTTACGGCTCCCATCTTGGGTCCCGTTGCAAACGCTACGCTTGCTGCTGCGTCATCACTGACGGCGGCGGACAGCGGTGAGACATATTTCTTGTCTTCGGCTACTGAATTCGCAACTACTCTGCCCTTGCCTGCTGCGGGTTTGACATACACCTTCATTGTGGCTGCGGCACCTTCTGGCGCCAGCTACACGATCGTGACCAACGGCAGTGCCAACATCATTAAGGGCCAAGCGTATCCCGCTTCTGGCGCCGCTGGTGATACAGGCACAGCCGATGACACCATCTCTTTTGTAGATGGCTCGTCAGTTGCAGGCGATCGCGTAACTGTCATCAGTGACGGTACAAGCTGGTTTGCTTATGCGCATTGCGCCGTGGCTGCTGGCGTGACTTTCACAACAGCTTCTTAATAATCTTTTTCCTAAAGGAATAAATCATGTCATACAACATCGAACAAGCCAATAGTGGCTATCTCTCGCTGACCGCTGCCGGCCTAGCCGAAGGCACAAACGCCAACACTTTTAAGACTACAAACACCTTGACTTACACAAGCAATGGTATTTTTAAGTCTAAGGCTGCTACTGACAACTTGACCTTTACGGCCGGCACAGCTCTGGGTAATTCTCAGGCTTGCTTGTTTGCGGTGTGGATCACATCTGGCGGCACGGTATCGACCACACAAGGTCCTATCGTTGCTGCTGACGATCCATGTCCAGTGCCCGGCCAAGTTACAGCCGGTACAACTTTGGTCGGTTTGATCAAAGTAGTTACCAGCTCTTCTGCTACCTTTACTCCCGGCTCGACTGACCTCAGCGCTACCGGTATCACTGATACCTTTAGCGACTGCATGGACATGCCCGGTAGCGCCCAGTAAGTTGCCATCTCTCCTAACGGAGGGTTTTGCAGGTTGCCTTCGGGCAACCTGCTTTTTGGCAAACCGATTTTTTTAAACCTAACGGAGAATAGAAGATGGCAAAAAAAGAAGTAGTCGCAGGCATCGAGATCCTAGACGACACACCAACAATCGATCCAGTTTCCCAAGTTGCGGATCTTCGTGAGCTTGCAGCAAGCGAAGCATTCATGAACGAGATGGTTGAAGTTATGGTGCATTCCAGCACCGACGAAAACCAAGCTCCTCACGTAATCCTCAATTGCAACGGAACCAACCAGCCTATCCTGCGCGGCGTGCCAACACGCGTTCGCCGCAAGTACGTTGAGATCTTGGCACGTATGAAGGAAACTAAATACAGCCAAGTAACTCGCAACCCAGCAGCGCCTGATCAGATCGACATGATCGCGCGCCATGGCTTGGCCTATCCTTTTGAAATGCTGAGCGACGAGAATCCTCGTGGCCGCGCATGGCTTCAAAACGTATTGGCTGAACCCGCTTAAACACAGGGCGACCCAGTGAACTATCTCCAGCTTATCAACCGATTGCGTGTGGAGTGCGGCGTCTCTGGCGCCAGCACGCCGCTGATCACCGTCACTGGTTTGACCGGCGAGTCCTACCGGATGGCAAGTTGGATCAATAGTGCTTGGGTCGATGTGCAAACGGCCAAGGAAGATTGGCAGTGGATGCGTAATCCAGTGGAATTTAACACGGTTACGCAACAGCAAATTTACACCCCCACCCAAGCCGGTGTGGGGTCTACTTTTGGAAACTGGAAACGTGATAGCTGGCGCGCTTCGTCTGTAGGACAAAACTACAAAGACGAGCAGCTGATGAACTACATGGACTACACGACGTTCCGCAACCTGTACATGTACGGGAATATGCGCACAACGTACGCGCGCCCTGTGGTTGTCACGGTTGACCCAGATAAGAACTTGGGTTTTGGCTCAATACCGGACCAGCCTTACGTCATTGTGGGTGAGTACTATGTTCAGCCAACAGAGTTTGCATTGGCCACTGATGCGCCGCCTACTGTGTTTCCTGACCGCTTTCAGATGATGATTGTTTACAGGGCCATGATGTTCTATGGCGGCTATGAATCAGCGCCGGAAGTCTATCAACGTGGTGAATTTGAATTTAAGAGGTTGATGAACCGATTGGACATCGACCAACTGCCAACAGTTGTCAGCGGCCCGCCGCTTGCATAAGGCGCACAAATGCAGCTGACCACGCCCAAAGTTAACTACGATCTAATTCGCCTTGGTGGCGGTTTGGATCAGGTAACTCCTACGCTTTCTTTGCCTCCGGGTGTTGCCCGTCGAGCTGCTAATTTTGAGTGTTCAATTACAGGCGGCTACACCCGTATTGCTGGCTATGAGCGTTTTGACGGCAGGCCCAGCCCGTCCGCTGCCAACTACAACATTTTAGTTTTGACGTTTACGGCCACGGTTACTGTTGGTCAAACAGTTACCGGCAGTGTGTCGGGGGCAACCGGTCGCGTCATTGTGGTGAATACGGCCTCTTTGGTTATTACCCGAGAGACCGGAACCTTTGCTGCCGGAGATGTTTTAAACAATGGCTCTGGTTTTGTGGGCACTATTACATCGGTAGAAGGTGTGGCGGCCGATGGTCTGCTTGACGCCCAATACCAAAACCTTGCGGCCGACAACTACCGCGCTGACATTACTGTTGTGCCCGGATCAGGGTCTGTTCTTGGCGTAGCCTATTACAACGGCACGGTTTACGCATGGCGCAATAACGCAGGCGGCACTGCTGCCGTGATGCACAAATCAACCAGCGCAGGCTGGGTTGCTATTACGCTTGGCAAAGAGTTGAGCTTTGGCACGGGTACAGCTGCAATCGTAGATGGGAACACGGTCACGGGAGCCACCAGCGGCGCAACCGGCGTAGTGGCTAGGGTTGTATTGCAGTCGGGCACTTTTGCTTCGGGCAATGCGGCTGGCCGGCTTATTCTTTCATCTTCTACTGGCGTTTTTACAAATGGTGAAAATCTTACAGTTGCGGCAGCGGTAAAAGCCATAGCGGGTGGTGCGGCCACACAAATCACGCTTACAACGGGCGGCCGTTATGAGACCGTGGTTGCCAACTTTGGCGGCGGTACGGCCAACTACAAGCTCTACGGATGTGACGGTGTTAACCGAGCATTTGAGTTTGATGGCACGACCTTTGTTCCTATTGTCACCGGCATGACCGTGGACACGCCTTCACATATTTGCTTTCACAAACAACATTTGTTTTTGAGCTTTAACGCTTCTGTGCAATTTTCAGCCCTTGGTTTTCCTTACCAGTGGACCCCCTTGCTGGGCGCCGGCGAGATTGCGATGAACGCGGAAGTTACCAACTTGCTGGTGTTGCCGGGCGACCAGTCAAGTGGCGCTCTAGGCGTTTACACCCGCAGCGATACATCGGTGCTGTACGGCACAAGTTCAGCTAACTTCAGCTTATCGACATTTAACTCCGGCACCGGGGCTTTCCCTTACACCGCGCAAAACATGGACCAAGCCTATGTGCTTGACGATCGCGGCATCATGAGCTTGGGAACGTCTTTGAACTTTGGTAACTTCGTGCCAGCGGCGTTGACCATGAACATCCCTAAATTTATCGAGCAACACCGTGGGCTGTCTGTTGGCAGTACGGTCAACCGAGACAAGGGCCAGTACCGTGTGTTCTTTTCAGATGGATCAGCCCTTTACCTGACAATCCTAAACGGCCGGGTCTTGGGCAGCATGCCGATGCAGTTTCAGCACAACATCAACTGTGCAATCGACAGCGAAGCGCCTACCGGTGGCACGGTCCAATTCTTCGGTTCAACCAACGGCTACGTGTATCAAATGGATTTGGGCACGAGCTTTGACGGGGAGCAGATTCCGGCCAACATGAACTTGGTCTATAACTCTATAAAATCGCCACGAATTTTGAAACGGTATCGCAAAGCTGCCGTAGAATTGTCAGGGGATTCCTACGCCGAAATTCAGTTTGGCTATGACCTTGGCTACCGTACAACAGCATTGACTCAGGCCGAAGACGCTTCATACCAAAACGATTTGCGTTCTAGCTACTGGGATGAAATGGTTTGGGACAATTTTGTGTGGGACGGGTCTGACATATCTCCGTCTGAGATTGAAGTTTCGGGAACTGCTGAAAACATAGCTATCCGCATTTCTTCAAACTCTGACCTTTTTTCGTCTTTCACGGTGAATAACATCATCGTGCACTACACCTTACGTCGAGGACTCCGATGAGCAATCCGTACTATACCCACACCACCTACCCGACGCCCAACTCGCCCGGCTCATCGGCGACGATGCGCAATGAGTTGGAGAATGTCACCCTTGGTTTTGATCTGTTGCCGACTTTGTCCGGCAATGGGTACAAGGTGGCTATGGTTAATTCTGCGGGTACAGCTTTAATTGCTTCAGCTGCTTTGCAAGCCTTGGCCATCACAGCTTCGACAATCAACAGCACAACGATCGGCGCAACTACGGCATCATCTGGTGCGTTTACTACGGTCTCAGCAAGCAGCGGTTTTACCGGCAACATCACCGGCAACATCACCGGCAACGTGACCGGTAACGTGACCGGCAACTTAGTCGGCAACGTGACTTCGTCCGGCTCCAACAGCTTTGCCAGCGTGACCATTTCTGGCGGCACAATTAACGGTACAACGATTGGCGCAACAACAGCTACCACGATTCAAGGTACAACGGTTACAGCAACGGTTGGTTTTGTTGGCGGGTTAACGGGCGCCGTGGTTGGTAATGTGACCGGCAATTTGACGGGTAACGTTACCGCAGCAAGCGGTACGTCAACTTTTAACAACGTGACGGTTTCCGGCACTTTAGCCGGCACTTTGACCGGCAACGTAACCGCGTCTTCGGGCACGTCCACATTTAACGACGTAACCATCAACGGTTCGTTAGACATGAACTCGGCTACGGGCAGCACGATCTCGGGATTGAGCACGCCAACAAACGCGACAGACGCAGCCAATAAAGGCTATGTCGACACAGCAGACGCGCTTAAGCTAAACCTAGCTGGCGGCACAATGTCTGGCGCCATTGCAATGGGCACCGCCAAGATCACAGGCTTGGGCGATCCAACAGCTGCGCAAGACGCGGCGACTAAAAACTACGTTGACAACACGGTCCAAGGTTTAGACGCTAAAGCATCTTGCCGCGCCGGAACAACAGCCAACATTACCCTAAGCGGCACTCAAACAATTGACGGCGTGGCCGTGATTGCGGGCGACCGGGTGTTGGTTAAGGACCAAACCACTACGGCCAACAACGGTATTTACGTTGCGGCTGCAAGTACGTGGGCTCGGTCTACCGACGCCGATACTTGGGATGAATTGGTTCACGCTTACGTGTTTGTGGAGTCCGGCACGGTCAATGCCAACAACGGCTTTGTTTGCACGATAGCTGCGGGCGGCACGCTTGGCAGCACGTCGGTAACTTGGGTCCAGTTCTCCGGAGCTGGCCAGATCACAGCTGGCGCGGGTTTGACAAAGACCGGCAACACGCTGGATGTCGGCACCGCATCAAGCTCACGTATTGTTGTCAACTCCGACAACATTGACTTGGCCACAACGGCAGTAACTGCCGGCACGTATCAATCAATGACAGTCGACGCCTACGGGCGCGTGACTGCCGGGACAAACCCAACGACTATTGCCGGGTACAACATCACCAACGCCTACACCAAAACTGAGGTAGACACCACGGTGTCTGGCTTGTTGGCTAAGACCGGCGGCACAATGTCCGGCGCGATTGCGATGGGCACAAACAAGATCACCGGTGTCGGCGATCCAACAAGCGCACAAGACGCCGCGACCAAGAACTACATTGACGTGTTGTTTGGCACCACAGCGTCTGCGGCAGCCTCAGCGGCTGCGGCGTCTACAAGTGCGGCCAATGCCTTAACCAGCGAGAACAACGCGTCTAGCAGCGCTTCTGCTGCGTCTGGCAGTGCTTCTGCTGCGGCAGGTAGCGCGGCAGCTGCGGCTGCCAGCTACGACAGCTTTGATGACCGCTACCTAGGCCCCAAGGCTACGCCGCCTACGCTTGACAACGACGGCAACGCTTTGCTGACCGGGGCGTTGTACTTTGACACAACCGGCAACCTGATGAAGGTGTACACCGGCACGGCTTGGGTCAACGCAGGCTCCTCGGTCAACGGCACGTCTCAGCGGGTGGTCTACACGGCTACCGCAGCCCAAACAACCTTTGCCGCTATTTACGACGTTGGCTATGTTGACGTTTACTTGAACGGTGTAAAGCAGCAAGTCAGCGTCGACTTCGTGGCTACCAACGGCACAAGCGTGGTGTTTGGCACGGGCTTGACGTCCGGTGACATCGTTGACATCGTGGCCTACGGCGCGTTCGATATTGCCAACGTGTTGCTGCTGTCCGGCGGCACGATGACGGGCGCAATCACTTTTGCTGGTGGCCAGACTTTCCCGGGCGCGGTAACCAGTGTTGCGGCAACAGTGCCCTCGTTTTTGTCTGTTGCGGGTTCACCAATTACAAGTAGTGGTACTTTAGCAATTACCTTGTCTGGTACGGCGCTGCCTGTTGCAAATGGTGGCACAAGCCTGACCACTCTTACAGCCGACAATGTCATCTTGGGCAACGGCACATCGGCACCAACATTTGTTGCGCCAAGCACAGCTGGAAATGTGTTAACAAGTAACGGCACAACTTGGCAATCAACCGCACCTGCGGCCCCTTTTACAACCGGCAAAGCCATTGCAATGGCAATTGTCTTTGGAGGATAAATCATGACAGCACCCAATATCGTTAACGTCACGACCATTACTGGTAAGACCTCTGTTCAAGCTATTGGAACTTCTGCCACGGCAATTGTTTCAAATGCTGGCAGCAGCAATCAAGTCTTTAAAATTAACGCCTTGTACATAGCCTCATTAGTCGGAACTAACGTAACGGTAACGGTTGATTTGTTTCGATCAAGCACTGCTTATGAAATTGCTTTTGGACTACTTGTTCCTCCGGGGGCCACGGTGGATGTGCTGACCAAATCGATATATCTGGAAGAGGGAGATTCGTTGCGCTTAACGGCTAGCGCTGGTGCGTCATTAGATGGCGTTTGCTCTTATGAGGTGCTCAGCTAATGGCTACTACTTCTGCAATTTATAGTCTTAAAGACATCCGCAATTTTAAGGCAGAAACCGCTTACTTGACTGCAATGACGGCTGAGTACCTTGTCATTGGTGGCGGCGGCGGGACGGCCAGCATGTCTCCGGGTACTGGCGGTTCTGGTGGTGGCGGTGCTGGAGGATACAGAACAAACGTGGTAGGTCAAACCTCGGGCCGAAACTCAACAGCGGAAGCTACGCTTACCCTGTACGTAGGTAACTCCTATTCGGTGGTTGTCGGCGCCGGCGGCGGCTTAAATGCTGAAGGGTCAAGTTCAGTTTTTGCAAGCATTACATCGCTTGGTGGCGGACGCGGTAGCGGCAGCAGAACCGGCGGCGGCGGCGGAGCTGGCGCAAATTCACAAACTGGCACCACAGCTCAGGGCTTTGACGGCGGCAACGGTAGTAGCGGCGGTGGAGGTGGTGGCGGTGCTGGAGCCAACGGTGTTGCTTCTGGCGGCGCTAACGGCGGCAACGGTGGTGCCGGTATTTCAAACAATATAACCGGCAGCGGAGTAACGCGAGGCGGTGCTGGAGGTGGCGGTGGTTGGTCTGGCTCTGCTGGCGGATCAGGTGGATCAGGCGGCGGCGGTACTGGCGGCAATGGCCCCGGTAACGGTGTGGCAGGCACAGCAAACACTGGCGGCGGCGGCGGCGCCGCTGGCACTGATGGTAGTACTTCTGGTACTGGCGCTGCTGGCGGGTCTGGTCTAGTAATTATTCGCGTCCCAGACACCTTAACCGCAACATTTTCTGCTGGCGTTACTTCTTCGCTTAGCACCTCAGTTTCTGGTTTTAAGGTATACACCGTTACTGCAACATCAACTACATCCGAAACGGTTCTATTCTCTTAAGGACAAAACATGGCGCACTTTGCAAAACTCGACGCAAACAACATTGTTGTCTTTGTGACTGTTGGACGGCAAGAGGACGACGGCAAGGAAACAGAACTTACTGAAAGAACCGGCGACGTCTATAAACAAACAAGCTACAACACTCTTGGTGGCGTTCATCTTCTTGGCGGCACGCCGTTTCGTAAAAACTTTGCAGGCATTGGTTTTACCTATGACGGTCAGCGTGACGCGTTTATCTCGCCTAAGCCATACGCAAGCTGGTTGTTAAACGAGAACACCTGCTGTTGGGAAGCACCAATTGCGGCTCCTAACGACGGTAAAAGTTACGCATGGGACGAAGCAACAACTTCATGGATCGAGGTGACACCAAATGTCTAAAGCAAAAACACTAGCAACGACGGTCTCGACCGGTGGGGTCCTTGACAACCCATCGGCCATCCCGGCGGCAAACATTAGCGGAGCCGTGGGTAGCGCAACCAACATTGCTGGTGGTTCCAACGGCACGATTCCTTATCAGTCAGCAAGCGGCACAACGCAGATGTTGGCTGTTGGTACAGCTGGCCAAGTGTTGCAAACAAACGGGGTTGGTGCACCTTCGTGGGCTACTCCTGCTTCAGCCACTACAGCAACTAATTTGGCCGGCGGTTCTGCTGGCACGATCCCTTACCAATCAGCCGCAGGCACAACACAGATGCTGGCTGCGGGTACGTCGGGCCAAGTGCTTACTTCTGCGGGCGCGGCTGCGCCAACTTGGGCTGACGCGGCCGTTAGTTTTTCTAACGCAAAAGGTTATTTCTTTTCTGGCTTTTAATAGGAGCTCTTACCATGGCATCAGGAACACTAGGTCAATCAGCTTTGGCCGCAACGACAAACACCACGGTTTACACCGTGCCTGTTGCGAAGATTGGAACATTCAATGTGAGTGTGTGCAATCGCAGTTCAACACAAGCCACAATTAGATTGGCTGTGGCCGCTTCTGGAACACCAACTAACGCTGAGTACATTGAGTACGACACCGTGCTTGAAGGCAATGGTGTGATTGAGCGAACAGGCGTTGTTGCTTCTGCAACAAAGAATTTGGTGGCATTTGCTAGTACAGCAGATGTTTCTGTCAATGTTTACGGATACGAGGACTAATCATGGGACGCATAGCATCAACACAAACGGACGATTTAGGTGTCGTCACAATGACTGCCGGAGCAACGATTGCGGCCGGGGATCTTGTCATCAATACTGATGGTGGCCGGGCGGTAAAAGCAAACGTAGATCTTGCTTTTAGTACAAACAATTCAACCACTGCGGGCGCAACGACTATTTCTGCTTCTTCAAATTTTGAGTCTAGCGGAAGTTACGGACCCAATACCGGCTATCGATATAGGTCCTCTTGTGAGTTAAGTAATGGAAATATTGTTCACACTTATGCCGGCGACGGAACTACTCAAAGCAGTGATGTAAATTTTGTAGTTCGCAATATTGGTAACGGCACAGTTATTTCCAGAGTTAAAGTTTCTACGGATGCAAGCGTAGCTTGCACAAGAGTTTCTTCACTGCCCGGACAAAACAAATTTGTTGTCGCTTGGGCTTTTAGCACTACAGTCAAAGCTAGAATTTACAACAATGATGGCACACCAGTAGCTGCGGAATTTGAGGTTTTTACAGACTCTCAAAGCAGCACCCCTGAGTACTGGACGCTTTCACATTTAAGCAATGGCGAATTTGTCATTTTGAGAAACGGGTCTGTTAATCCTTACCCTTTGAGTTTTCGGCGATACAACTCATCAGGCACGCTGCAAGGATCTACAACAGCTGTCGAAGCCAGTAGCAATGCCTTTTACTTTTCTGTTTGTCCTTTGGCGGCTGGCGGTTTTGTGGTGGGTTGGTACAGCGCTCAAAACAACAGAAGTTCAATATCTAAATACGACTCTAGTGGTGTCAGAGTTGGTTCACAAGTCAACATAGCCAGCTCCGGAACTAACCTTGCTAGAGGAAATTTTGATGACAATAATGTCATAGAGTTGTCTGGCGGAAAAATAGTAAAAATCTACGCGAACAACAGCACATCATATCTTCACGCTTATTTGTGCAATTCTGATTTGTCTCTGATTAGTAACATCAATTTGACTTCAAACGCTCCAAATTCGTCAACAACTTGGCCCGGTTTGTGTCGCTTTGGTTCTGGTTTTGCCACTGTAATTTGGAGTAGCGGCAGCATTAGGCTTTTGACTTTTTCAGACGCGGGTGGAAATATTTCAAACAACGCCGTTTCAGGGGGGAATTCAGCAGGCAGTAACTCAGTAGCTATGTGCGGACCAGATGCAACTTATTTTGGTGGTGGTTTTTTTGGTGTCTTTAATGTGGGCAACAATGATGACAGCACATCTTATGATCAAAAATATTTGGTTTGCGACATGTCAGGCGCAACATCCGGCAGTGTAATCGTAGTACAAACGTCTAATAGTCAAACCAGTATTTATAGCTTTTTTACAAGCGGAAATATACATGTCTCGCGCAAGGTTATGTCGTCCCAACCTAGTTCGTACACGATCAACAATTTGCGCAAGTCTGTTGTGGGTGTGGCCTTGAATTCTGTAAGTGCTGATGGATCTGTGCGGCTTACTACAAAGGGCACTTATCAATTAACTTCTAACTACTCATCGGGCGGCAACTTTGACAATCGCGCAACAGTGGTGCCCGGGACAAAAGGCAATGTGATTGGTTCGACGGCAAATCTTTTTGGGATGACTTGAAATGTCTAACTATCAACTCTTAACGCCTGAAGGCGATGTGATTGAAGAGTCGCTGACGGAGATTGTTTACAACGAGTCTCAACGTTGTTGGGTTGGCACAGGCTGGGTTGTTGCTGATGTTGACAAAGAATTTACAGCCAAGGCCTCTCAGCAATTCCAAAGCAACTTAATGCGCTTTGAGCGCAACAAATTGCTTGCTGATACTGACTGGCGTTTTCGCAGTGACCTGACACCCTCACAAGAGTGGAAGGATTACTGTCAAGCGCTGCGCGACGTGCCAACACAAGTGGGCTTCCCTTGGACAATCACTTGGCCAACTAAACCGGAATGATAAATGGAAGCCGACATCGATAAGAGGGTAGCCGTGCACGAAGCCATTTGCGCAGAACGATACAACGCTATATCAATGTCCCTGAAAAAAGGGGACCAGCGTATGACCAAGATTGAGTACCTTTTGTACGCAGTGATCTTGGCCGTCTTGCTTGGACCCGGTGTTGCAGCCGAGTTTGTGAAAAAACTTTTAGGGCTGTAACGATGTGGATCCGCTCAGCATCCTTCTGGCAGCCAATACCTGTGTTGCCGCAATTAAGCAGGGATGCAAGCTGTATAAAGACGCCAAAACGTCTTTCATGGAAATTAAGAAAACGGTTGATGAAGTTGCTTCAGATGTCAAAGCAGTCAGAGGGTTCTGGTCAAAGCTCTTCGGAACAACGCCCACCGCAAGCCCCAAGTCTGTGGCGAAAAAGAAAGAGGCTTACGTTGCCGTCGACGAAACGCAAGTCCTATCAGACATCGTCACCCAACTTTCCCATTTCTTCAAATTGCAAGAACAGCTTGCTGAGCACATAAGGGCCGAAGAAGAACGATCAAAAAACGTTTACGATCCTGACGCAAATTTAATGGAGGCCGCCTTAAAGCGGCTCATGGTTCAAGATCAGTTTACGGCGCTGGAAGTGGAAATACGAGAGGCGATGGTATACGGCGCTCCTAAAGAGATGGGGGCCCTGTACAGCCGAACGTTCGAGATGCGTGACATTATTAAGGCCGAGCAAGACAAGGCAAGAAAGAAGCGAGATGCTGAATCATGGCAACGCAAAGAAAAGGAGCGGCTCCTAAACGAACGGCAGGTATATCTACTGGTGACTATCCTAGGCCTCCTGTATATGTGGATACTCCTCGGCCTCTTGAGCAAGACTGGTGGACAGTGATGGGTTGGATAGCGGCGTTGGTTTTGGCGGGTCTGTTGCTCCCGCTTCTCGGGCTGTTGTACATGGACGTGCTGCAAACAAAGCACGAGGCCAAGCAGCAGATTGAGAAGATGGAAAAACTACGTAAAGAAATCCAACAACAGAACCGTAAAGAAGACAAGGCCGTTGAGCCGTGAGATGTTTAATCCTCACGGCTTTTCTTTTTCTACCGATAGCTGTTAGCAAAGACAAGGCTGAATACCGTTGTGTCCGATGGTCGTGGACCGGTGATGTTTATAACCGCAAAGTAATTTGCCTTGAATGGAAAAAGGTTGAAAGAAAATGATTGATCCGATCACCGCGCTTGCGGGCATACAGTCGGCTATCTCGTTGGTCAAGAAGGCGGCGAAGGTCGCCAACGATTTATCAAGTTTGGCGCCCATGATTGGGAAGCTGTTTGACGCAAAAAGTGTGGCCACAAAATCCATGCTTGAGGCCAAGCGTTCCAAAAATAAATCGAACATGGGGACGGCTCTCCAGATCGAGATGGCTTTGGAGCAAGCCCGTGCTTTTGAGGAAGAGCTAAAAATGCTTTTCATGCAGACCGGCAAGATAGACGTGTGGAACAAGATCAAAGCGCGCGAAGCTGAAATGAACTTAGCTGATGCCAAAGAGATTAGTGCGCTGAAAGCCGAGGAAAAGAAAGCCAAACAAAAAGAGGAAGAGGTGACCGAGATTGCTTTGGCAATAGGTTTTCTTTTCTTTGTGGCGTTCTTTGCTTTTGTTGGCGTAAGCGAACTCATAGACTTCTGCGAAAAAACAAGAAGATGCGGCTGATGTGTTTGAGATATTTAAATGGTTTGATGTTGGCGCTGACTGGCGACTTGGGATTGATCGTTTCATCAAGTGCTGCGCTGTTGTTCTTGCAATCGATTGGTTGCTAGGCTTGTTGTATATTTTGCCCGCCGATGATTCCAAACAAATCATCAATTTTCTGATCTCTAAAAAGGAAGGTAAATGATAATTTATATTCCCGTCCTATACATTTGCATCGGAATGGAGTGTGCCTTTTTTCAATCAGAGAGTTACACGTTAAACGAGAAAAAATGTGAGCAAGAAATTGCACAACAGAAAAATGAACTTATCAAGCAAAACAAAACGGTTGAAGCAATTTGTGTAGATGTAAAAATTAACTTGGAGAAAAATAATGCTTTCACTATTCTCAACTCTTGGCGGTCTGTTGATTTCAGGCTTGCCCAAACTGCTGGAGTATTTCCAGAATAAAGCTGACCAAAAGCACGAGCTGGCTTTGGCTGCTGTCCAAACCGAGCGAGAGCTTCAGCTGGCCGCTGCGGGGTTTGCCGCTCAAGCCCGAGTGGAAGAGATCCGCACCGAGCAGGTGGCTTTGCAGACCCAAGCACAGATGGCCGAGGCTGAGGCTGAGATGGTGCAAGGCGCCCAAGAGCACGACAAGGCAGTGTTGGCAAAAGCGTCAACATGGGTGGCCAGCTACGTGGGCACGGTTCGCCCCACAATAACCTACATTTTTGTGCTTGAGCTGGTGTGCATCAATACCTTCTTGTGCTACTACCTGTACTCAAACCCAAACCTTATCCAGAACATGGACGACGTTCTGCGATACACCGACATCATCTTTAGCCCCGATGAGATGGCCATGCTTGGCGGCATCATTGGATTCTGGTTTGGCTCACGCGGATGGAGCAAGAAATGAAATTGAGCAAAGCCGGTGCTGATTTGATGCACCGCTTTGAAGGGTGTAGGAGTAAACCCTACCTATGCCCGGCCAACATTTGGACAATTGGTTTTGGGCATGTGTTGTACCAAGACCAGATCAAGCTGCCCATGGTGCGCAAGGAGGGTTACGCTGGCGTGATCCGCAGTGAGCACCCTTTGCAATCGGAGGACAACCGTGTTTGGACAAAAGAAGAAATCAACAAACTATTCGCTGATGACGTTGCGTCTTTTGAACGTGGTGTTCTACGACTTGTTCCCGGCTGTGCTGGGCATCAAGGTCGCTTTGACGCTTTGGTATCTATATCCTTTAATTTTGGATTAGGTAACCTCCAGCGCAGCACAATCCGGATGAAGGCCAACCGGGGGGATTGGGAGGGCGCAGCAGAGGCTTTCATGGTTTGGACCAAGGGCGGGGGCAAAGTACTGCCCGGGCTTGTCAAGCGGCGGGTGGCCGAAAGGGAGTTATTTTTATCTTGACCAACCCGGTTATTAAAGTAAAATCTGTGCGGGGCTCGTGCGCCCGCAAGAAGCCGCGTCACGCGGCTTTCTCATTTGTGGAGCAAATATGGCTATAGCAAACAATCCATTCGATCTAAACACCAACACCGGGTCTAACCTGCTTACTGCGGCCACAAAGGCTATGTCGGCACCGCAGGCGACCGGGTATAACGCCGCGACAGCTGGCGCTTCGGGTTACGACGCCTCAAACGCAGCGGCTACCGGGTACACCGCTGGTAACGCGGCCCTAACTTCATTGACTCCCCAAAGCAATGAAACCGTTCAGGGTCAGTTAACCGGAATTCTTGCAGCTAACTCGCCCTTGCTTCAACAGGCTCGGGCAGCTTCTTTAGCCCAGATGAACCAACGCGGTTTGACCAATTCAAGCATGGCCATAGGCGCTGGTCAAGAGGCCGTTATCAAACAAGCTCTGCCAATTGCGTCGCAGGACGCTACGACTTTTGCCAACGCTGGTCAGCTCAACACTAATTTGGCCAACCAGAACGCCCAGTTCAACACCGGCCAAACAAACACCGGTTTGCAGTTTGGCGCGGCCGCTGCAAATCAAGCGGCTTTGGCCAATGCGGGCGCGCAGAACCAAGCGTCTCAATTTACTGCTGGCGCCAAGAACCAAGCGGCCTTAAACAACGCGGCCAATCAAAACCAAGCCGCCCAGTTTACGGCCGGCGTGCAGACCGATGTGTCTAAGCAATACTCCACGGCTTTGAACAGCACTGTTCAAAACATGATGGACCAGTCAATGAAAATTGCTTTGGCTAACGCTGATTCAAATACCAAGATTGAGTTGCAAAACATTGATGCCTCGACCCGTAAAGACTTGGCCGCAACTGAAGCTAGGTACAAGAACCAAATGCAGGCGTCACAAAGCGCAAACGATATTTTCCAGCAAGTGTCTAAGAACATTGCGGATCTTATGGCCAACCCTGACTTAGATACGACCCAAGTAACCGCAGCGGTCAACGATCAAAAAGCGCAATTAAAAACTGCGCTTGGAATTTTGAGCGCAACGTCTGGCATCCCCGGGCTTAAAGACTTGTTGGTCTTTACATGACACGCGAAGCTTTTCTCGAACCGATTATCTCTTCGATTCGTAAGGGCACAGCGCTGTCTCGTTATGAGATCCTTGAGTATTTTGCTGATTGGGAAATCGTCCCGTTTGATTTTGAAGGGCGCCATGTTTGTACGATGGTGGCTAAGGGGACCGAGGTGCACTTTGCGCTTGTTCCTGACTGGCGGCCCAAGGGCAGCATGCGTGGGTCAATCAGGTCTTTTCTCAAACCAATGTTTGAAAGACATGGCTTTTTGACTACGCGCATAGCGCACGGGCACGCGGATCAAAAAATGTTTGTAACACGACTTGGGTTCAAACCCACTTGGAAAGACGGGAACGTTGAGTACTACCTGCTTGGCAGCCTACCATTTGAGAGGAAACTATGATTAAGAAATTTTATTTGACCCGGACACAAACCCGGGCAATGGCGGCTGACCATCCTATCGGTGACCCCACCGGCGGGGCAGCTTACGGCGAAAAGAACGAACCAATCAGCGCGATCATTGCGATCTCGACAATGGCGGGCACTTACGCGGCTGCCGGCACGTTTGCTGCAATGACTTTGATGCAAGGCATCACCTTTGCTGGCGCGGCCCTGAGCCTAATTGGCAACGTGACGGGCAATAAGACCTTATCAAAGATTGGCATGATCGCGGGTATCGCCGGCGGTGTAGGCATGGCTGCTGAAAGCGCAGGCTTGTTTAAATCCGGCACTGTTGGCGAGACTTTTGGTATGGACGCCGCTAAAACAGGTGCTGAGGCTACTTTATCTCAGACTCCAACCGGCGCGCCCGAAGTTAAACCAGTTGCTGAGGTTCCCTCAAGCGCGGCAGACATCAAGCTCCAATCTAATGACGCTGCTTTAAATACTAAGAACCTTGACGTTAACGTTCCCGGTGGCGGTGGCGGTGGCGCGGATGTCCCCGTTGCCGGCGGCGGCACCCGGTCTTTGAACATGAACCCCGCTGTCGATCCGCTTGCTAAACCCGGTATGGACATACTTGGCAATAAACTTCCCGAAATGTCTTACGCCCCCGGCGTTAAACCCCCCACCTCTTATGGGCCATATAAAGACACGTTTGCGGAATCTTTGAAAAAGGGCAACTTAATAGACGCCGCCGGCGCTGTTGGTTCAGGCGCCATGGACATGTTGAAGAACAATCCAACAGGTGCCTATGTTGCGGCTCAAGCAATCGGTGGTCTAACTGATTACTTAAGCGGCAAGACCGACTCTGAGATTGCAGCGCTGGAAGCCAACACTGGTTATGCTGACGCAAAAGCGCAAGAAATTCAGTTGGCTATTGCAAAAGAAAAGCAACGCCGCCTTAACATGACTAATCGCTATACGTCAGTAAGCCCGCAATCCAACATAGCAGTTAACCCCAACGCCAACGCACAAGCCCCCGGGCTTGTGGCCAGCAACATGCAAACACGCCCAGCATAAGGAGAACACCATGGCAACAGGAATTATTCAAGACGGCATGGGCCGACCAGATGGCGACGACCTTTCAACGAAAGACGTATCCGACAACATCCAAATGCCGCCTGAGTTACAGGAGGCTTACGACCGCGTGGTCGTTGCCGGCATGAAGGTGATGTACTCCAAAGAGAGTCACCGCATGATGTTGAAAGAATTGCAAAAGGAAGGCCCTATAGATCAACGCCTTGGCCAAGGCGTCGCTGGTTTAATGCTGTTGCTTTTCAAAGAATCAAACGAAACGATGCCGCCCGAGGTGATCATCCCGGCCGGCGTTAAGTTGCTTATGGAAGCGGTTGACTTCATGCGAAATACTAAGCTGGCCAACCCAACCAACGGTGATATTGGAAACGCCATACAAATCATGATGGCCATCATCTTAGAAAAGTTTGGCGTTGCGCCGGACAAGATGGAACAGATGTTGAACCAATACAGCGACGAGAACATTCCGGCTGCACCGCAGCAGATGGGGGCTTGATATGGCTAGTTTTGGTGGCTTGATTAGCAGCGTCATGGGCCGCACAGCTGAAGGCTACGGCAAGGCAGCTGACATGGAAATGAAAAAGCAGGGCGAGCTGGATTTAAGGAAACAGCTCTTGGAGGCTGAAACCGAAAAGCAATTGCGCATCGATGAGATCAAGCGCGGGCGTGATGTTTCGGATCGTCTTACCGAAGAAGCCCGCGTCCAGACCCCTGCGTATTTGGAAGCAACGGCTAAAGCAGAGGCCGATAAATTTGACGCTTTGATAAAAGCCGGTGTGCCAGAAGCCAAGGCTAGGGCGCTGGTTGCAGAAGGCACAGCCGCAGCTAAAACTAGAGAAACTCTGGCTCCTATTAACGCCAAAGCCGGGGACGTTGAGTTTGAACAAAACAAGGCTTTGGAAGGTAAGAAAGCAACGGCCGCCACGGCAGCCAAAATTACAGAAACAAAAACGCTGTCAGAGAGCGACGACTATCTCGAAGGCACGGGCAAATTGTCGAAAGCCGCTAAAGCGGGTGACATTAAGATAGCTGAAATTAAGGCTGACGCTGTCAAAGACAAACCATCCGGTGGCGCTGGCAAAATTACAGTACGCAGCACCTACACCAACAGCGACGGTAACAAAGTTGCAATCATGTCTGACAGCAGTGAGAGGGTGCTTGGTAAAGCGGCGGACTACGACAAGACCGTGTCCAACTTGGTTACCAAGATGGCCAAAGATGATTACAAGTTTGCCAAACTGCCGGAAGCTGAAAAGCGCAAACAAGCAGAAGCGCGTTTACGCGGCCAGCTTGTTGTGCCTAGCAGCGGTCCCAAAGACCTGACGAAATACGAACGCGACAAAGCAGTAAACGACTAAGGACCCTCATGGCATTTGACGTTCAAGGTGCTTTAAAGGACGGATACAGCCCGGCCGAGATTGCTGACTACCTTGCCAGCAAAAGAAACTTCGACGTTGATAGCGCTCGTAAGGACGGCGTTAGCGACGACGAAATCATAAGCCACCTGACGAGTCGGGTTGCTGCCCCCAAAGCGGCGCCAGTGGAGGAAGCCCCTGCACCCGCGCCTGCACCCGCGCCTGCACCTGTTAAACCAAAAGAGCCACCGGGCGTGCTGTCGCGCGCGGCCGAGGCTATCAAAGGCACGGTTAGTGGGATCGTTCCCGCCTTTGTGGAAAAAGTCACGCCCTACAAAAGCGTGTTGGAGACAGCGCCTGCGTTAACAGCTCAACAGCAACAGGCCGAAATTGACAAGCGCTTGGGCTATGGCGCAGGACCTATCAGTCGCGAGACTGTGGCCAAGGCCGACCAAATGCGCATGGGGCGCGTACCGGTTGAGCCGGGCCCCGCGCTTACTGTTGCCAAAGCTCGCGAAGCCCAAGGCGCCGAAACTTTTGACCAACTGGTTCAACGGTTAAAGAGCGACGAGCTGTTACAGCAAGATGTTGAAACTGCGCGTCGCCAACGCTCTGCTGAAGAAAGCCCTTTGCTTGCCAGCGCTGCTGCCGGTTCAGCGGGTTTGCTTAGCGGCACCTTAAACATTCCAAGCGTAGCGGCCGACTTTATCAACCAAAGTGTTGTCAACCCCGTTTTGCAATTGGCCGGTCTAAAACCTTTGGCCAGAGCGCCTACCGCGTTTGGTACTGAATACCTTGCCAAAAGCACTCAAGATTACATGCCTAAGATTGGCACCCGCAGCATGGAAGGCGCGTGGAAAAACGAAGAGTTTGGCCCGTGGCTTATGTCCAAGCTGGCGGCTAACTCCCCTCAAATGGCACAGCAATTGGCTGCGGCTTTTGTACCTCCGCTTCGCGTAGCCTTGCTGGGCAGCATGGGCGGCACAGCGGCTGGCCAAAGCTACGCGCAGGGCGATGACTCTCGGGTAGCTGTAACCAAGGGCGCAATTGAAATCGGCACAGAGATGTTGCCGTTAAAAGTTTTTGACAAATTGGGCGACACGTTTAAAGGCCTATCGGTTGCAAAGCAAAACGCCATCTGGGCAATTACTGGACAGAGACTGGCGCAGTCAGGTGTTGCAATCACAGCCAACGGCATTACCAACGCCGTTGAAGAAACGGTTGCCCAATTTGGCGGCAACGTGCTTGACAAGTTTTTCCAAGGCAAAGACATTGAGCTAAGCAAAGATCTTGGTGAGGCCGCTGTGATTGGCGCAGCTACGGGCACGGTCATGTCAACGCCGCAAGTTGCCGGCATTGCTACGGGCGCCTACGACCCCAACGCGCAGATTGCCCGGGCTATTGAACAGAACGTTGCCAATACCCAGTTTACAGGTATTGACCAAACTGCCCGTAACCTATTAAGTCCCCAGACATACGACGCCCGGTTGATCAGCCCGCTGCAAACGTCAGACCCATCACGCGTTTTGCAATCAACCTCGGTTGACGACGCGGTCACCTCGGCAAATGAATTGGCCGGATCGCTGGAGATCACACCCAAGCCGCTTGCGCCTGTTGCAATTGAACCCCCGCCGTTGCCGGCCGTAGATACCCTTGGCCGGATCGAGCCAACGTTTGATCCCAACGAGCCGTTGCCTGCCCTTGACACAATGCAGGCCCTAACGTTGCCCGAACCAAGCGTTGCTACAGAACAACAGTTTGGTTTGGACAAGTTGCGTTTGACTGCACCGCGTCCACAAAAGATCCAAGGTGTTGCGGTTTCGCAACTGTCCAACGACCAGCTTCAGGCCATCACTACTGACGAGACCATCCCTGCAATTACCCGCAGAGGCGCGTCAGTTGAGCTCACAGCGCGTCAAGCGGAAGTGGCTGGTACTACCCCAGCCACTGGACTTACAAACGTCCCTGCCGTACTATCAGCCGATGCAGCAACCCAAACCATCACCGCCGACAAAACCCTTACCCTCCCAGAATCGGAAGTGTCTGGTGCCGCAATTGCGCCAGTGGGAGGAGAGTCTGCCGCAGCAGGAGCGAGAGCAACTGCACAAGATGTTATCGACAGGTGGGCTACTTCCAACGGTGTAGAAAGCCCAGCGGTTTTCAATGCGTCTCCAGTAGCACTGGACAGCGCAGTCAATGAAATCGCTCAAGCGCTGAATAGCCAGTTTGGTGCTAGGGTTTACGCTTATAACGACGACCGAGCCAACGCCATAAACGGCGTGGCCATTGGCGGCGCGGCCTTCATTAACACAGCCAACGTTGACACCAACGTTGCGCGCACAGGCCTACACGAATTCCATCACACGGTTGAACAGCTTGCAAAACTGGAAGCCAAGCAAGGCCAAACCAACACGGCCGCTCAGCAATACGTGGCCAGCATGGACGGCATCTTTGACGAGATGACCGATGCGGGTAAACGCGCATACCTTGAAAACTTCCTGATGAAGGAAGAGCTGG